TGACTACATCTGCACGAGAATGCTTGTAATACCAGAAGAGTATGAGGTCTGCGTCAATAATTGTCAGAACCTAAACAAGAATTGTGTGCGTAGATTTCTAAAGAGATACAAGAATGAACAGCGAAGAAATGCGTGACCTTCTCCGCATGGAGTACAGCAAAGGAAGGTATGACACCATCACCAAGGCCATTGAGTGGCTGTCAGGGTTTGACGAGTGGGGACTACAACATATTACACCCGAAGAATTAGTAGAGGACTTTAAAAAGGCAATGGAAGGAGAATAACAATGACTCAAATTTGTGTTACAATGATTTTATGCTCAGTATTAAATGGTTTGATAATTGGAGCATTTATTATGGGAAAGAAATAAATAAAGTAGTTATGGAAGAACTAATAGACAAAGCTACTGTAGTAGCGGAGATAGAGAGATTAAGAGAAGAAGAATATCCATGTGATACTTTTGAAGAAAGTACTGGATATTATAATGCTCTTGATGAAATAGCCACTTTCCTCAACACCCTTGAAGTGAAAGAGGTGAACTTGGATAAAGAAATAGATGAATGGATGAAATATGGGCCTCATACAAGTTATCCTTGGTGTACTATACCAGATGCTATTAAAATAACAGCAGAACATTTTTTTGAACTTGGACTAAAAACACAGAAAGGAGAATAAAGTTATTATTGAAAGCTGTTATTATGAGTAAAGCATACACGGATATTGAACAAAGCAAAAAGTTAGCAGAGATATTGCCAATAGAAAGTGCTGATATGGGATGGTATTATAGTTGTAATCCACAGGCTGCGAGAAATCAAATGTGGGTTGGAACTAAGCCTGAAAATGCAGATATTCCATGTTGGTCACTTGCTGCGTTGTTTCAAGTGTTACCTTTAGGAATCTATGATAAACTTGATGACCGTGACTATGAATTAAAAATTGATATGGCTGATAAAATGCCAAGATATGTAAGACTTGGTGATTTATATCACTCTCAGTTTCCGTATGATTTTGAAAAAGATACTTTACTAGACAATGTTGTAGAAAGTATTATATGGTTAAAGGATAATAATATAAAATGGAAATAAGTATTGACGAGAACTTGCCACATAAAGTCAATGAGGTTATGTGTATTAACTGTAAGTATCGTTGGATTGCAGTAAGACCAACTGATACTTTGCTTAAAGACCTTGAATGTCCTCAATGTGGACAACAAGGATATGTGATTGAAACAGGAGAAATAATAAACGAAAATAAATAACTATGACAATAGAAGAAAAAGCAAAAGCATATGACAATGTTGTAAATAAACTCAGACGTTTTATGGAACATGGCATTGATCCTTTAATAACAAGGACTGACGTTCAAGATTTCTTTCCCGAACTTGCAGAGTCAGATGATGAGAGGATAAGGAAAGCCATTATTACGTTCTTTGAATCAGAAGATGATAATACTACCTACGCATTAGTTCCAAAGAAAGATATTCTTGCTTGGCTTGAAAAGCAAGGTAATGTTAATGCCTTAATTCAAGAAGCAGCCGAAAAGTCTTATACTGAGGGTATGCGAGTAGAAAGGAAAAGATGGATTGAAAAGCAAGGTGAGCAGAAACCAAAGTGGAGTGAGAATGATGAACACCACTGGATGATGTGCGTTGCGTGTGTTGAGGAATGTGCAACACAAGAAAGAGAAGACTTCTCAAAGACAATAGACTGGCTCAAATCACTCAAACAAAGACTGGAGGTCAAGCAAGATGAGAGTAGATGACTTTCACAAAAGGCTATATATAGGAAAAGAATATTTAAAATCAAAAGAAAATGAAACTGACAATACTTGACTACTGTAATGCTTCTGTGGATATATATGATGTTGACACAGAAGATATGGATGAAGAGTACTTGAAGAAGCTAGGATACAAAGCCTCTGAATGCTCTTGGATGGTTAGTAACGATGTTAATATATAGCGCAATGAAACTGATAAATCAAAAGAGTGAATACTGGTCACAGAAAGATCTTTATAAGCAGATTGAAAGATGTGCTAGAGTGTGTTATAAAAGTGAGGATAAAATCACTGAGAACAGTGCAAAGAGGATGGTTGACAGACTGATTCAGTCAAGGCATCTTGCAATGCTTGAGCATGGTACTGTGTATCTCAAGAGGGAAGTTGATATGGGAGACAGCAAGTATAATATCTTTGAGACTTTCTTTGAAGAGAATCCCTACAGCAAAGTAAATTATGATGCAGCAGAATGCTATGTCACCACCAACCTTAGAGTGATAGTTGAGAACTGCCTCTATGAGTATATGGAATATCAGTGTGAGCCTACTAAGTTCCATGATAGGAGATACACAATTTTCCTCACTACCTCTATAGGTATAGTAAGAGAATTGCTTAGACATCGTAAGTTCTCCTTTGCCAATGAATCAACAAGGTATTGCAACTATAGTAAAGATAAATTTGATAATAACATTACTTGCATAATTCCACATTGGACAAATCTTAACCCTGGTGTATATTACAAAGAAGGAGATTACATCATTGGTGATGGATATTTTAAAACTATCTATGAAGATGAGAAAGAAAATATCTTCTTGCAAGCATTGTTATATTGTGAACAGCACTATATGAATTTACTTAAGAATGGTTGTACTCCTCAACAAGCAAGAGAGATTCTTTCTTTAGCAACAAAGTCTGACATTGTAATGACTGGCTTTATAGAGGATTGGAAACACTTCTTCAACCTAAGACTCTATGGTAATACAGGAGCCCCTCACCCTGATATGAAGGTGCTTGCTCAACTGATTAAAGATGAATTCATTAAAAACAACATTGATGTATGAGAAGAAGCTGTTTGTCCTGTGGATATTTCAGGAAAGAGACTAGAGAAGACGGTAGTGTGAGAAACTACTGCAATGACAGAGATTGTACTGTAGACCCTTGTGAACCAGAGTGTAACTACGATTAATATGTACGACAATTACAATTATCCTTTAGGGGCAGACAATCCTTCTGCCCCTTGGAATGAACCTAAGGAACCTGATGTAAGGCCCTTTAATGTGTGTGTATCTCAGTGTGTAAGTAAGAGCACCAAGGTGTTCACTTCAAACTACATGCCTGAGGTGGAGGATGGAAATCTCTATTATGAGACTGAGGATACTCCTTGGTTGGAGGAATACTACTCTGATAATCATCTTGATGTACTGCAGCTTCTCTCTCTTTATAAAGAGTCCCTTCAAGAGTCCTTAAAGAAGGAAGACTTGACTCCTAAAGAGAGAAGAAAGATACAGCATCTCATAGATGAGTGTGAAGGTTGGACTACTGATGAGATTGATGTTGTAAGAGATTAATATGGAAGACCCTTTCAAAGACTATAAGGCTGATGATGAAGCACAGAAAGCACTGGGCAACTGTCTTGGTGTTGGCTGTGGCTTCATTGTAGCTTTGATAATATGTATAATACTTTCAATGTGCAATGGACAAACTTTATAAATACAAAGCTTGGGTAGCTGTCCTGAAAGATATACTTGATGAGTATTCAGGACTGACTATTGACAATGTGGTTAAACAACTTGAGGCAAGAATAAAGGAGTTGGAATGAGAATAGTAGAATTGAATGAGTACAGCATGATTGTCATGAAAGACTCTGAAGACCCTCCTTGGATAAGCGTTGGTGATGTATATAGGACATCTAAAGATAAGGGTTTGAAAATAGCTGTAAGTACTGATGTCAAAATAGACGATAGTCCTATAAAGGAACCAGCATTTCAAGTATCCAATGATTCTGTGTACACAGCAGGAAGGCTTGTGTTGTTCTTTGGTGACCCTATAAGTCCCAAGTTCAAGAATAAACTAAGAGTAAGTCTGCTGCTTGTAGGAAACTATTAATTTTAATCTTTACAACTAACAACAAAGAAACAAAATGGCAAATGTAAATGAAATGACTATCAGTGAATTCACTGGTGTCCTGAATTATCTGCTTGATAATAATAAGCAGCTTCAGGAGAATGGGCTAACCCCGATTGCTATAGGTATTGAGGGGGAAGCTGGTATAGGTAAGACCAGTCTTATACAGCAGGTAGCTGAGAAAAGGGGAATGACATTGTGTAAGTTGAATCTCTCTCAGCTTGAGGAGGTTGGTGATATGGTTGGCTTTCCACAAAAGGAGGTATTAGTAACTTGGAAGAAGAATAATGGTGAAACAGCAACAAGATGGTGGCCTGAGTCCCTTCTTTCAAAGGTTCCTTCTCATGTGCAGGTGACATCTAAAACTAGGATGGGATATGCACCTCCTGCTTGGCTTCCTAGAGAAGAGAATCCCAATGGTACTATTGTGGTCCTTGATGATTACACAAGAGGTAACCAGCTCTTTATGCAGGCTACTATGGAATTGATCAATGAAGGTAAATATATCTCATGGTCTCTTCCTAAGAATACGTCAATAGTCCTTGAAAAATAAGGCGTATTATTTGTTAGAACCATAGAAAATATGTATATTTGCATGTTAATATCACTGTGTATGAAAAGAATATCTGGGGTTTATAAAATTGAGATAGGAGGAAAATCCTATGTAGGAAGTTCTGTGTTTGTCCAGCAACGTTGGAAACAACACAAAACTGACCTCAAATGTGGTAGACACGATAATACACACATGCAAAGAGCATATAATAAGTACAAAGAGATTAAATTTGAACTATTAGAAGAAATGCCTGGAGCAACTGATGAGGAACTTCGTGAGAAGGAAGCCTACTATCTAAAATTATATTCTGCTGAATTTAATATTCAAGACCCTGTTACCAACTTTAATATCAAACCTGTATATCAATTTGATTTGGAAGGTAATTTTCTTGAAAGATACCCAGACATTTATTCAGCGGCTGAAGCTGTTGGAATTAGTTGGTCTAACATTCAACATGCAGCACAGGAAAATGAGAAATTAACTAGGACAGCAGGAGGATTTTTTTGGAGATATACGAGAGACATTACTTTTGAAAAAGATAAAAGATGGCATGAAATACATGTATATAGTCTTGAAGGAGAGTATTTGTGGACTTTTAAATCTTCAAAAGAGTGCATAAAGCAAATGAATCTTCCTAGACCAAAGGATGCCCCAAGCAGAATAAACAGAGTATGCAGGGGTCTTGCTGCTTCATACGGAGGTTATAGATACTCTTATGAAAAAGTGGCAAAACTGGATAATTCAAAGCTGCTGTCCATCAAATGTTGGTTTCCTATAGTTCGTATTGCCGAAGATAAAAAAACTAAATTGAATGTATTTGAGACCTCTAAAGTAGCGGCAGAGATACTAGGCTTTAATAGTAATTGTATTGCTGACGCAGCTACTAAAGAAAGAAAATATAGAGGTTTTTACTGGACGAGGTTGGGGACTAAATGGAGTGAATTGCTGGAATCCCCTGAAGGCACTAAAGCTACAAAGTAGTTGGAAACAGCAGGCTTGAATGCTTGAAAATTTAGTGTTATAGGGCAATCAGCAGCCAAGCACCTGAATGACATAAAAGTATGGTGAAGGTTCAGAGCATAGGTGTTGAGAAAGTCAATCAATAATACACCCAAGAGTGCTCCACAACACAATGTGTTGAAGATATATGCCGACCTGCATAGAAATATGCAGAAATCAGGATAAAAAGCCTGATGATAACAATAATGCACCTCAAATCCAGACGATGGTCAGTTTGCAGTTCAAAGTCTGGATAATGCTCAGAAGACCAGATTCATTAACTTTAACCTCAAATTGAGTGTCAATGATTGGGCTTCATGGGCAGAGTTCAACAATGTGGATAGTAGAGCCATCAATTTTTGTCTTCTTTATGGCGAGGAAATATTCAAGAAACATAATGGTGTGCAGACTATTAATCCAAGAGCATACACTACTTTCTGTAAGGCCATCAGCGGTATAAAGGATTGGAATGACGACAACTCTCTTGCTTTGATTCTTAATATATCCAAAGGATGTTTCCTCAATGATAGGGACAATATTGTAGGTACTCTGTTTACTACATTCATATCTCAGAAGCTGGATAAGCTGATTCATCCTAAGGATATGCTTATGCAGAAATGGGAAACAGTAGAGCCTAAGATATATGACTGTATCTATGAGGGTGACAGATTCAAGACTGAGATTGCCTCTATTCTAGCTCTTCGTCTGCTTAACTACATTATGGCTTACTTCTCAAAACCCGGAGCTAAACAAGATGTTGTACAAGACAGGCTTCTTGAGTTTATTGAGAATCCCCGTAAGCTTTTCTCTGATGATTTACTTTTCCATATCATCAAGACTGTGATTGGAAAGTATCCTGCTAAAACTACAAAGCTGCTTATTAATTCTAAGATTCGCAGTAAAGTTATTATTTAATTGAAGTTAAAAAACTATGAGTAAAAACAAAATAAAAGGTATCTATGGTTTTGAGGACTATAGTGTTATAAGAATGGGTTTGAGGGCGTTGTTTGAATACAACGCCTTCAGCTACTACTATTTTACTCCTAAAACTACTATACTTCCTACTAATGACCTTGATACATCTGTAACCAGTTATTATGGAAGAATTTCTTTCTCTCCAAATATCTGTGAGGACCATAAAGAATTGTTGGATACAGCAGAGAAGCTCTATATTCATCCCTCTTGCAAGCTATCCCGTAGTCTGGTGGCAGAGAAGTATAAGAAAAGCTTGAATCCTTGGGCAGCTGATGCAGTGGTTATTCCTAAGTTTAGCTCTTCTTCTTTAAGACTTACAGATGCCACCATATTTATCAGTGAGGAGAAGAAGACCCTTATTTATATGGATTACTGTTACTATGAGGATGCATACAAGATAAATAATTTTGAAAGGGGAACACTGTTCAAGGATATAAGATTGGATAGTACTCCTATAGAAGATTGGATTGCTAATTCTGAATTGCTTTATACAGGAAAAGTTCTTATTATACCTGAAGGTAATTCTTATATTCTTGATGCCATCATGCACTCATTTCCAGGAAACAAGACAGTGTTTGAAGATTCAGTACAGGAATCGCTGAGTACAGAAGACAATAAGATTACTCTTGAGATTCTGCTCAACATCAAAGACATGCTTGAAAGTACTGATGAAAATACTGTTTCTGCTGGATTAAAAGCTCTCTCTATGCTTGATTATATGCACTACCCAAAGAGTATTAATTATATGCTTGACGGCCTGACTAATACTAGATATCGTTGGAATAAAACAATGCATTCTACCTCAGTTAAGTTTATGTTCAAACAGCTGTCTAGCTGCTCTAGTGAAAGAAGCATATATCCTCAAGATTTCGAGCTTATTAAACAGTATATTGCTCATTATAATTCTATCAGTATTGAAGATGTTAATCCCAAATTACTTTATTGTGAGTTTATGACTGTTGACCCTAATGGTATGTTAATACCTATACTTAAATAAACTGTTAGTTGTTAGTTTGCCTCCCCCACCTTAATGTTTGCTCATTAATGGTGGGGGATTTTTTTATTAACAGTCTACAAGTAAAAAATTTACTTGTTTTTTCCTTCTATTGTATGATTGTATCTTTGCTTAAAAATACAATTATATGAAGCCAAATTGTAAATTTAATATTACCAATGCCAACTATAGAAAAGTTTTGCAGGAAGTAAAACAACAGTTGGGAACAGATTATGATTATAATGTTGTCCGTACTATTGCAGATAAGTATCCAGGAGACATCAATTCTTTAACAACAAAATATGTTCTTGACAACTATCCTAAAAGTGCAGTAGGTCAAGAACAGCTTTCTACTACTAATACTACTCTTACAGCACAGCAGCAGAAAGAAATAAACCAAGAGCTTATTGAAGAACTAAGAGCACAGGGTAATAATGTATATGGTAGAGCCTTTATAAAGAAATTCTATGAAGAAAAGGGCTTTAATCAAGTACAGCAAGCTCAAGCAATGAGAAAAGAAATGGCTGATATAAAAGCCAAAGCTATTGCTGATGGTACCTTTATGAAAGCTCCTAATGGTAAACCTACCAATCTCACAGAAAGACAATGGCTGCAGGTTAGAACTAAAGCATTTAAAAAGTGGTTTGGTGATTGGGAGAAAGTGGCCCCTAAGAACATCAAAGGTAATCTTATCAATCAGAGTGGAGAAATAAATTGGGATTACTTTGAGCAGATACTTGACTCATACCACAATTCTCAGCCAGACTCTATGTTTGCTAAAGGCAGAACCACATTGGCTACAAGAGAAGAAAAACATTTTGAGGGAGAAAAGAACACTCTTAACCACATTAAGTTTGTAACCCAGTCAATGTTGGATTTGCTTGAAGGTAAGTTTGATGTAGACCTTCCGTTTGTATCTGAGGCAAGGGCTTCTTTGCAGAACCAAAAAGACTTAATGGTGCTTGCAGCAATGTTTCATGATGCAGCAAAGCCTTACAGGCATGGAGATATTCATGGATGGGAGAGTGCTGATATCCTAAGAGATATCGTAGGTATTGACTACAACAACAGGCTTGCTGAATGGGCTATCAGACATCACATGGCTATGCCATTCTCCCACAAAGCAGAATTCAACTTATCTAACCCAGAAGCTCTTGAGGTTGCAAGAAACATGGCAAGAGATGCCAAAAGAATTGGTATAGATGAACAAACTGCCATAAATGCTTTTGTGTTAATAAACGCAGCTGATATAATTAATGGCAGGGAAATCACTGTTGAAGACAACTGGGCTAAGAAAGCAAAGGCATCTGGAAGTACCAAGTTTGGGAATGACATATCTGTGAAAGCAGTCCTTACAGTTGAACTAAAAGAAAAGGTTGACTTGCTAAAGAAGGCTTTTGAAGATATAAAAGACGAGAATCTTGGAAATCCTGAATATAACTATAGAAATCAAAGCAGGTTTGATTATATAAGTTATCCTGAAGGTGGAAGAGCAGATGGCAAATTGCCTTATTTAAGCAATATTAATAATAATGATGTTTCAAAAGTAGTAGATGAGAATGGTGAGCCTTTGGTGGTGTATCATAATACTTCTAATGAGTTTACTAAATTCTCCAAGTTTAGAGCTTTTGTTGCTAGTTTAACTGGCAGTAATATGTTTGGCAGAGGATTTTATTTCTCTAATCATCAGGGTAACTCTTTAGGCAATATTAATATGCCTGTCTTCCTTCGTGTTGTTAATCCGTCAGAAGGAGATATGGCCTCTAAAAATGATGGAATGATTCATTCTTTTGGTAATGGAGAAGTCTGGTATGCAACAAAGAATCCCAACCAAATCAAATCAGCCACTTACAACAATGGAGACTTCTCTACTGAGAATGATGATATCCAGATGATGGTTATTGGTGAAAAGGGAGCTAAGAGTCTTGATATGGCTGAGGAAGCCAATACAAGAATGGACAATCTCTCTGTAGCCAATGATATGGAAAAGGTAGGAAAAGATGCTCTTACTATTAAAGCAGCCACAGGTTGGGAGAGAGGAGCAGATGGTAAATGGAGATATGAGGTATCTGATATAGAACTCAATCAAAGTTGGTTCGAGAAAATCAGTAAGATGGAAACAGACAAACGTAAGGGTTTGGAGTTCTCTCTCAGTGATATCCTATCTGAAAATGAAGCTGTTGAAATACTTAAACAGTATCCTCGTATAGCATCATTGAAGATTACTGTTTATAATGATACCTTTTTTGACCTCTTCAATGCTACTAGAGGGTATTATAATTCTAAAACTAATACTCTCATGCTTAATTTTCGACCTGTTTTATTTGGTAAGGCTGTTACAGCTGAAGAAATTAAGAGTACTCTAGCACATGAACTTCAGCATTTGATACAGTCAGAAGAAGGTTTTGCTCCTGGAGGTAATGAAAACCTATTTAATGACCGTCCTGAAATTAAAGAGTTAGAAAAACAAGAAGATGACCTTAAGAAGCTTGAAGACGAAATGTTTGTAGCTGAAAATGCTATGCATAAAGTTCTGATAGAGACTGATAGGACTATGTTTGATAAGACTCCTGAGTATAAAAAGTGGAGGGAAGAACAGGATAACTTAGAAAACATTAATAGAGAGAGAAAGGCTAAAAATCAAGAAATTCGTAGAAAAAGACAGGAACTTCTAGACAGACAAGAGAAAGAGTATAGAGAGTATCAGAAGTCCGAACCTAACAGGATTTTTAGAAGCCATGCTCATAAGGAATGGGTAACAAGAGGTGCTCAACTTCTTTTACAGCAAATTGAAGAACAGCAGACATTTGATGAGGAGAATAAAGAAATGCCTTTTGTTCTTAGAACTTCTTTTAAGGGTGAACATTACAACTATGCTAAATACACCACTGAAGAAAGAGAACGCATTAGTAAAGAGGTCAGAGAGCTTAAAAGAAAATGGGAAAAGGAAAGTAAGGCATACAATGATTTAAGAAAACAGCAGGATGATTTAAGAAAGAAAATCAATAGTACTAAACACAGTCTTTACAAGCGTATAGCAGGTGAAGCTGAGTCTAGAACTGTACAGCGTAGATTAGGACTATCAGATAAAGAGAGGAGAGAATCTCTTTTTACAGATGAGATGTATAAAGATGTAGCCAAAGAGGACTTGATATTCCTGCAGGATGGCCTTAATGAAAGTGCTTCTCAGCCTGTGTCTGAAACACCAAGAGAAAATACAGATGTAATCCAGCAATTCTCCACACCTCAAGGTGAGGTCTACGGCTTTGTTGATAAAGACGGCAATATCTATCTTGATGAGGATGTGATTTCTCCAGAGCATCCTATACATGAATATACTCATTTATGGGATAGAGCAGTTGCTAAACGTAATCCTAAGTTTTGGAAAGCGGGTGTCAACATTTTCAAAAAGACTTCTTTGTGGAAAGAGATTGAAGAAGATAGTAACTACGGTAAAAAGTGGAAAGAGCAAGGTATTAGTGGAGAAAGATTGGATTCTCTCATAGCCTCTGAGGTACATTCTAGACTGACTGGTAAACGTGGATTGAAAGTTATAGAAGAAATCACCAAGAAAGATGGCCATAAAGGTATAGTTGCTAAACTTAAGAAGTGGTTGGTTGATTTCTGGAAAGAACTTAAGTCTGCTTTCTCTAATTGGTCTGACGCAGAGTTAAAAGAACTTGAAGCTTTAGCAGAGCAGGATATAGATAAAGCACTTCAAAAGCTGTCAGATATGACTCTTGCTGATTTTGTAGGAAGAACCAATCTTACAGGACAGGCAAGCTCTTCTGAATCTCCTATTAAAGTACATCAAGGAGATTGGTCAAGAGAAGAAGCTTCTAAACCAGAAAATCAAGACAAGTTATATATTTTTACTGATAATACGGATAGGAGTAGCGGTAGAGAATACATTAGGGATGACAGCAAGTATGCTAAGAGATATGGTAAAGGCAAACGTTATCCTAAAACTACCAGTGCTGTTCTTAGGGGTCTTGACAATGCTATGCCTATAAGTACTCAGAGATGGTATCACGGTGATTTTAAGGGAGAAAAAGGAAGGTGGACAAATGCAGATGTTGAAGAATTCAAAAGAATAGTTCATCAAGAAGTTAATGATATTATCGAAGAGTGGAAGACAGGTAATTATAGAACCATAGTACTTCCCAAAGACGGTATTTTTGGTAATGAGGAAAGCATTTCTGATTTGAATGGTGAAGAGAGGTCTCAAATAAAAAAGGCTCTTGAGGATGAAATGAAACGTCTCTATGCTGCTGTAGGTGTAGAGTACTCAGATGAAACTGCCCCCCTTGAGAAGACTGCTGAGGAACTGAGACAAGAAAAAATTTCTTCGAATAAAAAAGAATTGTGGAAAAAGAAACTTGCAACACAAAAATGGGCAAGACGTGTTTCTTCTGGTAAGAATATTGAGGTAAGTTCTGCAGGTGATGAGTTTGGAAGACAATTCTCTGCTCTCAATGCTGTGTTCCCTGAAGGAACTCAGATTACTATTAAAATAGGTGGAGGTAAAAATGCTAAGGAACAGACCTTTGATATTGGAGGATACTCTATTGAAGCTGCCTATCATAAAATAAAGGGATACAATAATCCTAAGGGAAAACTTCTTAATTCTGAAGGTAAATTAGTAACTGCTATTCAAGGAAAGAGGAAATCTCCAAAATCAGGCACTATACTACATAGAGTACTATCCCATAGAACAGCAGAATCCAAAAAAGCTTTGGAAGACTTCTCTTACAGAAATGCCTATTTGCCTTTATGGAGAATGTGGGCTGATATGAATCCGGATTTGATTCAGCAACTTAAAGAAAAGGCTGAGAAAGAAAATGCTGTTCTCACTGATAAATTTGCTGATACTATGGTTTCACAAGCCAGAGCTTTGGCAGATATTATTTGGGGGGAAACTGTAGATAATGTATCTGAGGCAACTGCAAAGAAATATGCGTTAGAAAGAGAGCAGGCTATTAAAGCATCTGAAGAAATACTTCAAACAGTAAGAGAGCTAAACAGTAAAGAGGGTATTGCCAGCAACAATAATGCTGCTGATAAAGTTATTGCAGACAGAATAAAAGGAAAAGTAATTGTCAAAGATAACGGAGTGCAGAAAAAATATATTGCCTCTTACAAACTTGCATCTGAAGCTTGGGGGTCTGCTGCCAACCAGCTTGATAATAAAAATGATTTGTTTGCAAATCCTTTTGAGGGACAGCCTGATGCTTTAGAGAAATTTATACAGTGGATTATACCTAATGATTTCTTTTCTCTTCCCCCAGAATTAAGAGTTGCTAGAGAGCAGAGAGATGCTATTAGAGTACCATTAAGTAAAGGCAGATATGCCAATCATACAATTTTCTTTAGACAGGGAGACAGGGAAAATGTACGATATGCAAAAACTCTTCGTTATATTATTGATAATTTCAAAGAGTTAAGAATGAAGTACAATCCTGTAGATATTCAGACTTTTGGTCATCTTCACCATAAAGTCATGCTGAGAAGTGTCAGCGATGAAACTAGTAAAGCTACCAGTGTAATGAGGGCAGCTCCGGAGGAGATGATGAAAGGTGATGAGTTTAATGACACCAATTCTGTAAAAATTGAAAGGTTTGCAGGAGGAGAAAACAAGGCAGACCACTTTGTTATCACCTTCCCAAGTGACTTTAACAGTACCTTCAGTAAAGCACAACAGATAAGAATGCTGAAAACTCTTGCTATGACTATACCTGAAGGAGCTACTGTTACTATAGATGCTACTGTTTTCTCTAGAGAATTAATGGATGTCTTCAGTGAAATGACCAAAATAGATTTCACTAGAGTAGACTCAAGACAAGTTACAATGTCTGATGGCTCTTTGGATTATGTAGGTACTTATAGAAGAAATGAGTATCAGAAACCTCAAGTTGAAGAAGAAAATGCTCTTACCATAGAAACCATTAATAAAGATGGAAGAAACAAAGCTACTACCTTCTACCTTGTGGAAAACATTCCAAGTAATAAGTTCAGTGAGAAAGATCCCATTGTATCAATTAACACTCAGCATAATAATAAACGTACAGCAGATAGTTATATAAGAGAGGACCCCAATGACTCACAGAAAGCTGAAGAAACTTTCCAGTGGTTTAAGAGGCAAGTAGATAAAGCAATAGCTAGAGCCAAAGAAGCTATGGATAATGGATATACTGTGGTTATACCCAAAGCACCTTTTGGTTCTACAGGTTCAGCTCTTAAGTCTTATGCTCCAAGATGCTATCAATATGTTAATGATAGAATTGTAGAACTTAAAGAGTATGGTAACAGGTCAGAAATAGCTCGCCAGTATTTTGCTTCTCCTACTACTACTGTAGAAGTTCCTTCTACTAATCCTGGAGACAGTATTAGTACAAATAATAATATGTTAAACACTCCTAGAGCCACTATACACCAGCGTTTTTCTGATGATGAGATTCATGACTTGTCAGAATTATATGCTGATGTGTTTATAGATGCTCTAGAAGATAGAAGAGCAAGTCTTATAAGGGATATAAGAAAGCAACTTGAAACAGAAAAAGACTTCAAGAAAGTATCTTATTTGCAGAGAAAGCTCAATAAGTTACTTGATAACACTACTGGTCTCCTTCAGACTATTAAAGAATCCAATATGGAAGGAGAAGGAGGAATGTTGGAGTTACTGAAAGAGAAACTGCAACCCTATTATCAAAATAGAGTAGACCTTTCTAACTCTGGTAAACAGTGCCTCTTTGACTCTTTAAATACTGCTGGATATTTTGAGCTTATCATGCACTATGCCTTCCCTCTGATTGAGGATAAAACTGGTATTAGAATCAGTGATAAACAAGAGCCTTCTTTAACTCCATCACAAGCTGAAACAAATGATGGTCTTGAAGATACTTATGGGGAAGATGGTCCTGAAATGACTTGGCAGTATAACTATAGATTGGTTGACCCATATAAGGCTCTTACTGCAAGTATTCGTAAATTGGTCAATGGCATTGAAATGCGTGACCCAAATGATTTGAGAAAGAAAGTACCAAACTCTATAGGACGCAATAAGAAATACAATTCTGACTATATTTATGCATCCATAATGTCAAGAATGGCACAGGAAACTTTAGGCAATCCTGATAATTTCATGCGTCTTATTCCCAATAATGAACTGACAGATAGAAGAGAAAAAAGACAGTATGCTTTTGGTAAGCCTGTATTTCCTATACTGGAGGGAATGAAACAGCAGTATCCTTGGGTTGTTGACCTTATTAAAGAGTTGGAAGGCAGCTGGAAAATAGGTAGAATCCTTGTAAAACATGGTCGCTCTTGGGATGAAAGAGAAGAAGTTATGAAGGACCCAGTACTTATTGCTGAATTGGGAAATACTGCCTCACAATTTTGGGCTAACTTCTGTCAATCCAATCTTCAATATGCCACTATGGTTAATGGTGATATAATTGAAGAGAACAGGGCTACAGGAGAACAGAGTCTTAAGCAGAGTGCTGTAAATAATTATCAAGGATGTGTACACTTTAAAGGTATTGATATGGTGTACAACTTTGATGGTAGTGTCAACAATGAAAATATTCAAAAGCAACTTGAGAATGTTAAGAGTGTTGAAGATAGAGTGGTATTTAATGACTCTACTGAACTGAGGGGCAAAAAGAAAGGAGCAGCACCATTCTGGAATGAGATAAAAAGACTTCAGGAAGAGTACGGTGACAACTTTGAGGATGCCTGGGAGAATATGGATAAAGAGCAGAGACAAGTTATGGAAGACCTTTCCAACGCCTTACTTGCCTCTGGTATTCAGTTCCCTGCCTACAATCTATTCTGCATGGCAGCAGATAAGAAGTCTAAAAAGGGTATTATGGAAGTCATTGCCGAATACAGCATGTGTTTGTCATCCATAGTAGGTTTACCTCAAGGAGAACACATGTTTGAGTCTGATTTGGTAACAGAAAGCAAAGAGTACCATTCAAAAGGAGATATTAAACAGACAGCTCCAAGACCACACTGGAATAGATTCTTCTCTAAGTTTGGAGATTATGTTACAGAAAGAGAGTTGGTAAGCAGTTCAAGAATTTTAGGAAAGTCAAGATACTCTTATGTTTATCCTTCCACTATGAGTATGATACTCAATAACCTCTTTAATAAGGATATTGAAACTGTAAGAGAGTATATAAGACAGGAGTTTATGCCTTGTGAGTGGTTCTATGACCCTGTAGCCGGGGCAGAGAATACTGCTGATGGATTTAAAAATAAAATTCTTAAAGATGCTTGGGAAGGACGCACAACACAACGTAGATTCAGGTCAGACAACTCTTATGAAGCAGGGCATGATTTAATATGTAAGAAGGATGGATATGATGAGAAGGAGTATCAAGATTGGGAGCCTTCTGATATATACCAGATTATGTTTAGAGAGTTGAGACAACCTCAAAATAAAAATTCTGCTTGTCATATTATCCCCGTATTGTCAGACTCACAAGTCTGTAAAGCCATTCAGACACCCAAAATGGATATTAATGAATCTAGAGAGTGGATGAGAAATACTGTTCTTCAGGAATTAAGAAGAATGGATTTGGTGGAGTGGCGAAATATAATATTCAACATGCAGGATTTGGAGCCTCTTGTAGAAAACAAGGTTGCTACTTCTGAACAAATGACTTATTGGAATACTTATAAAGGATTCTATGAAGCCTACAAAGAAAGACGTATAAAAGAAAAGAAGAGCCTTCGATTGGAGAAAATAGAAAACTTTGATGATAATGGTTCCAAGTTCTGTTTCTTCCCTGAATTAAATGATGTTAGATATTCTTGGTATGAAGCAACAAAAAAGAATGATACATTCATTCAACAAATAATCAGAGCTCTTTCAGAAGACCCCAATAGTCCTGCCACAGTCTCAATATCTCTAAAAGACGTACTTAAGAGAATTGAAGTAATGACAGCAGAGGACTTTGAAAATAAAGCTAAAACTGTAGGACTTGCAACAAGGAAGGTTGGAGACTACTTAGGTCCTAATGGAGAAAGTTTGTTTGGAGAGTATTTTGAAACGCCTACCAAAGAGGAAATCATCAATATGCTTATTGAAAGAGCTCTTACAGATGTTATGAACTCCAGAATAAACAATTTCTTCTGGTTAAAAGAGCCTACACCTACCTCACTAGGAGTTCCTAATGAGACAGTCTTTAATGCTATGTTGAAGGAAGATGCAGAGCTAGCATCCCGATACAACTCTCTGCCACAGGAAACAGAAACTCGGGCTCTTACAACCAAAGAAGCACAGGAGGTTCAGGATTTCTGGAAGTATGCTTACAATAAAGCAGCTGAATTCTACTGGGAACATACTGCAACAATGTCACAGTTCCTGCAGATAATGGTTACTGATTTGGCTTATTATAAGAAGCCTGATACTTTTGGAGGAAGTGTTGATTTTGGTAAACGTTTCAAGCAGGTATATGGTGCCGGTATGAAAATGAATACCAACTCTAAATTTGGTAAAAAAGTAGAGGGGAATATCATTCTTAAAGACCGTGTAAGAAGGTCTACAAGCCTATCTGTTATTGAGGGAGTACTGCAAAAAGCTGTTGATGAAGGAAGAATTCTTGATGTAGAGGCAGAGGCTGTACTTGATAAGTTTAAGTTTATCAAAGGTACTGATGCCCAAGCCTATAGAAGCCTTACCTCTTGGAGAGATGTTATGGATATGGTTGGTAGAAGTAGCGAGGAATTATTCCAGGCTATAGACAATCTTCGTAAAGGTACTTGGACAATGAAAGACTTTTATACTGTTTTTCAGACAGTAAAGCCTTTTACTTATGGTCCTGAAATGCAAGATTCTGGTATTGATGATATCCAAATGCGTACTATGGTACAGCATAAAAATTCTGAAGCAGTCCTTTTAGCTATTTACAATACTCTTGTTGGCAGTGCAAAAGAGGATGATACCTATTCTGCAAGACTTAAAGGTCTCAACAAAGCAATGGAGGAAATCTATCTTGAGGATGAAAATGGCCAGCCTCTTACCTATATGAATGGTGAGAGAATGAGAGCTATTGATGTTGCTCAATACCAGTCTGCTGTAAAGGTAGGTTCTCAAGGACTTGTTGATATTAACTATAGTAGGAAAAAATTAGAGAAGGCACAAAAGGATGGTTATATAGAAGTTGGTGGAAAACATCTTAAAGTAGGTCCTAACGAGTCTTATTATAGTATAATGGATAGGCTTGAAAATGCTTTGGATGCTAAAGCTATTTCTGAAGAAGAATATAATAGAATTGCTGATTACCTTGAGCCTGATGCTGATGAGATAAAAGATATTATAGATGAGGCAATTCATGTAAAAGATGAAAGTGGTAATGTTATAGGTTACAATGACCAGATACTGCATAGGATACCTTATAAGTATTACTCTATACAGCAGCCTACTCCTAACCATTATACAGATAATGATTCCGGTACTTTTGGTTCTCAGCCCAGACATATTATAATGGCTGATTTACCTGAAGACTTTGAAATAACTATTAATGGCAAGAAGTACAACAGGGAGCAAATAAGAGAAAGATACAATGGTCTTCTTATAGCCAATCTCCTTGATTGCTATACCACAATGATTGAACCTATGTTTAACGATGTGGATAAAAAGAAGACTCCTGCTCAAAGACTCAGAGACAGATTACTTCCCCTTATTGAGGGTAATCCTAAATATGGAAATAATTTAGTGAATGCCCTTCAACTGGATGAACACGGTAATTTTGCAATGCCTCTTAATAATCTCACTGTTGCTCATCAGCTGGAAGAGATTATCACCTCCATGTTTAAGAATGCTATTCACAGGCAACATATAAATGGTGGTAATGCCATTATTGCAGCTGATGAAGGTGTTGGATACAGTAAGAAACTTAAGGTACATGGAGAAAGGGATGCTGAAGGACATCTGATATCTGTTACAGGTGTAGAATGTTATCTTCCTGCACATAGTAAAAAAATGCTGATGCCATATTTGAAGAAGAGGGTTACTACTGATGAAGAAGGTAAATTGGTGGAATCGTGGGAGCTTGACCCAGAAAAACTTAAAGCAGCAGGATTGGATAAAGCTGTCGGTTATCGTATTCCTACAGAAGGTCTTTACTCCATAATGCCTCTTATTATCCGTGGATTCCTTCCCCAACAGTCTGGTAGCTCTATTGTTTTGGCACAAGAGGTTGTTACCCTTACAGGTTCTGATAATGATGTGGATAAACTATATCTTATGCTTAAGAATATGGGAGATGATGGAAAAGCTATCAAGACTCCTATGGTGGAAGTCAAAGATAAGGATGGTAAAACTACTGAAGAACCTGCTCATCCTATGGATATGTCTAAGAAAGAAAGAGACAATGAGATAATTGATATCTTCTATGGTATTACTACACACCCTCAAATGTCCCACATGTTCTTAAGTCCTGGAAACTTTGATACTATCAGAATAGAATCTCAGAAAGTTAAGATTCTGAAACATTACTACTTGAGAAAGCTCTTCTTAAGAAAGTTGGGATGGAGTGAGTATGAAGTAGAAAAGCTGGCTGACTTCTTCTGTAAGAGCCCCAACACTGATTGTACTGAAGAGTATAGGAGAGTTATGGATGTTCCTCAAGAGAAGAACATAGGCACAAAGACAATGCTGGATTTGATAGTAGATTTCACAGATAAATTCCAAAAGCCTCTTCCTCCTGTATATCCTGATACATTTGTAGACATGCATCAAATGTATATGGCAGGTGTAGCTGAAAAAGGTATATTTGCCAACAACACTCTTGACCACGCTAAACTTCAGTGGGCTAATGTTAGAATATCACCAGCAGCTACTTTTATATTTGAGGGACAGGAAGTAGAAAAAGTGGATGAGAGATATGTTGCCAGAACTAAAGATGGAGTAACTTACAGACACTATATTTCTAAAGACTGTGCTGAGGGTGGAGCTGCTTCTGTGGACAATGGTAAAGAACCAAGATTGAATGATGCCAACTGTAATAAGCGTACAGCAACTTTCTATGGTTTCCTATTTAGATTGGGATTGGGTATAGATGGTGCTACAGCTCTTTTGGCTCAACCTGATGTTGATTACAGTATTAAAACCACAGGAATTATACGTCCTAAAATACTATATAATAGAATTAAGGAGATTGAAGCTTGGCTGAAACAGAAAGGTTTTGAGGTAGAGGATGACAGATTCAACTGGCGTCTACACAATTTTACTGTTAGAGAATGGTATATAAATACTATGGTTGGAAACAGATTCCTGTTGGATACTGATGACACTTCTGATGCCCATGTTGAAAGAGTTGCATCTGTGTATATGACATTAAACTTGCTTGTTCACCTATTAGAGATGAATAATGAGATGGCAGACCCCAGAACTATTCTGCACTATGATTCTCCTACAAATGCTGCTGACACTGAGTTTGGAGGTGTTATAGCTCAGACAAAAGCTGTTCAGGCAGTAAATGAAAGAGTCAATAGCTCTGAACCTAAGTTAATATATGGTGAAGAAAACCTCCTTGTTTATCAGATAGAGAAAAAAGCAGCAGAACAGGAAAAACAGAAAAAAGAAAAAGAAGGTGATGGCAAAGACACCATCAAAAGTTTTGAAGAACTTAAAAAGAGTACTGACCCTAAGAGAAAGCTGTTTGACACATTCCTCTCATCTGAAATGCCCTTCACTCAAGCTGCCTATACTTTAGGTATTGAAAAGATTAGAACAGAACTTAAAGAGCATTTTATGTTTGGCAGGGAAGAATTCCAAACTTTGGTAGACCACCTTTGGGATTATATGGATAATATAGGTATCCGTAGTTTGGATAAGCGTAAGAGAATTGTGGCTCAAATGTTTAAGGATTGGACTGTATATAGACTGTCTAAAACTAAACTATTTGGCAACGATGATACTATGACTTATGACCAAAAGAGACAGTATTATCTATACCAATTCCCTGAAGAGTTTATGAGACTGAAAGAGCAGGTACCTGAACTCAATCAAATTGCAGCTACCAGAAGCATGTATGTTGAAAAGGGAATCATAATGATGCACAGGGGACAGAAAACCACTGTCAATCTAAGAGATTTCCTTATAGATAGTTTTGATACTCTTATTCAAAGCAAGAATGATCAAGTAAGAGAGGTTGCCAAGAAACTGTTTATGTATCAATACTACTTAAATGGTTTTGACTTTGGTTATATGAGCTTTGGCAATATGATGTCCACAGAATACCAAAGAGCATTCCCTGAATATATCGAGGCTCTTAGGGAAATGAATACAGAACCTATAACTGAAGAGGATATGGACAACTTCTTCAATCAGATGCTTGTTAAGAGAAATGGCAGTGGATTGCTTCCTCAGATTTCATATTCAAGCCCTGCCAAAAGAGCGGAGGGACTACAACAGGGATATCATGATACAGGATTGCCTCTTTATTACTACGGTGATGAACTTTCAATTCCTGAATATGTGGTTTCTACTGCTATTACAAAGGGAAGTACTTTTGAAAAGTCAGAGGTACTGAGACTGAATAGGGCTCTGTCTGAAATGTTGAATACTATCATATATGTTCCCATCAGAATGAATACGCCTTTCCACTTTAATTGTAATCAGACTCTTGAGGAAATGCTTGATGTTGTATATAATCAAGACCTGATTAATAGAAACAAACGTTTTGGTATAAAGAATAAATCAGGCTATTCTTACTATCAGGGAAGTGGAGAATACAGAGTTAACAACGTGAGCAATCTCAATAAAGAGATTCCTGCAGGAAATGTTCAATTTGATGGTTTGGACAACTATGATAGGATGAGTCTTCTTGATGGTAGAGACATAGAGTCTGGAGACAGTCTGAGAGACGAGAACAAAATAGATTCAGGAGAGGTTGACAATGTAAATATCAATCCTGTAGAGGACAAAGACCCTATGGATAAGATAAAAGACTTTGTGCTGCCTGAAAAATATCTTCACAATCTTAATGACAACGATAAGACTGAAGGAGTTAATGTAAATGCCTCTGATATCAAAGAAGGTACAGATATAGTGAAAAATAGTAATAATGGAAAAGAACCTTGTTAAAACTGAAACAGTATGGCTGCATCATGTGTATATTTGCCTGTAGATAAGAACAACAAACCTTATAAGGCAATACTTGAATATAGAAGAGTTTTTGGTAGGAGTATAGGAAAGAGAGCTTTTTTAAAAGCTCTCTCTCCCAGCTTCCAAGAAAGAAATCAGGGGCAACTTGTTATAGATGAACAAGGTGTTGCCACTCTTGAATCTGCTATTAAAACAAAAGACATGCAAAACTTTGTTGGTTTTGAAAATACAAATAATGTCTTAGAGAAGCAGAATAATTTTAATGAGATTCCAAATACTGCTGAGAATGCTAGAAAGCTCCTAAATGAAGCAAAGACTTTCAATGACAACAACAGCGATTTTGTTGTGTATCCAGAAGTAACCACAAATGGAATCAAGAACACTGTCCACAAAAGAAACGCTGACACTATTAAAGCTTTCAATGACAGATATGGCTCTATGGTTTTAAATGACAGGTTGCTTGAAATTTTTGCACCTTTAGGAGTAACTATTGAAGAACTGACAGCTGCTGAAAATGGCTATTCAGGAGTGGTGGATTTTTCTAATGCCAAAGAAGTTGCAGGACAGTTTGTAGGACTTATAAAAATAGCCAATGGCCTTGAAGGACAAATGGCTATGTCTGAAGAAGTTGCCCATTTAGTAGTTAGAATGATGAAGAATAATCCTCTTATGCAGCGTGTCCTAAATAGTTTGGTTCAAAATTCAGGACAGATGCAACAGATTCTTGGTGACGATTTTTCTTTATATGTAAGAGAGTCTACAGATGAAGATGGAAATGTAAACTACAATGCTGTTGCTGAAGAGTGTGCGGGAAGACTTCTTCAGAGAAGTATGCTAAACACTGTTCAAGAAGAAGAAAGTGGGTTCTTTAAAACTTTATGGAACAGACTTATTAAAGCTATTAAAAATGTATTCAAGCAGTTTAAGGCTGAAGACATAAATCAAGCTGTCATTGATGCAGACCAAACAATGGACACTGTAGCTAAAAAACTTCTTTCCGGAGATATTGGATTTACTAAAGAGGATATTAAGAACACTTTTTCTAAAGACAGGCTCTATCACCTTGAAGCAGGTATAGCAGGTTTAGATAAAGTCATTGAGGATGCTATTGATGTTGAGATTAAAAAACAGAAGATTATCAAAAATGAGGCAGCTAAGGAGAGGGCAGAAAAGAAAGAGGCTAATCTTGATGCTATAACAAGTGAAACTCCTGAAGGAAAGCTTAAGGGATTGATTAATTATGCCCACGCTGCTTTAATTGACTTGAGTATTGCTTGGGAGTCTCTTGGAAAAAGCAAACCTGGAGAAAGAAATTTTGCTGCTTTACTGGGTATAAGGTCTACTATACAATCCTATAATAATTTTATAGAGCAGTTGAATGAATTATCTAACTCAGAAGATGAGGAATTAATAAAACTTATTGCAGAAACCAAAATAGAAGACAAAGACCATGTTGAACATACCTTTAGGGATGTACACAATGAGCTTTCTGCTCTTTATGGTAGAATAAAGAACAAGTTCAAACAGATTGCTCTAGATTCTGTAGAAGAATTCTTTTCTCTGTTTTTTACTGAAGATGGTAAAATTATAGATAGGACTGGAAGAGAGACAACTTTGAGACAACTTATTGAAGAAGCTAATGGTGATATAGGCTTTGTTGATAAGTATCTAATGACTATGAGCAGTTCAAGTGATGTACTTCTACAATTATTTGATGAGGTTGTAAAAAAGGCAAAAGCCAATGCCAGATATGACACCATTAAAGACATAGAAGACATACTCAAGGTTATGCTTAATGCCCAAGATAAAGGAATTACTTCTTTTGAGTGGCTTTATGAACATACAAGTGATGGTAAGAAGACAGGCAATTATATATCTAAAGTAAATATTGGACAGTTTGAAAAAGACCGTAAAGAGTTTTATGAGTCTCTTGATAAAGAGTATGGAAAGAATCCTACAGGTGCTGCTGCAAAAGAAAAGATTAAGCGCAAAAGAGAATGGATGAAAGCACACAGTGTTCTCTTTGGCTCAAGACCTGACCCCAGAGTGTATCACAATACAGCTTTTGATAATCTTACTTCTGCCCAAAAAGAGATTCTTGAACAATTTATGGCCCTTAAACAGAAGTTTGATAAAAGACTTCCTGCCAACAAAGTTTCTACTACAAGAGCTATTCAAATGCGTAGAACTTCTCAACAAAGGCTTATAAATACTATCACTAGTCCAACACAAATATTTAAGAATATTGCTGAGGGCATAGCTAAAGACTTTACAAAAACAAGTGATGATGATGCTATTTATGGTGAGAAAACAGGTTTGAGAAGTTTTGATGGTACTGAGTTTAAAGTCTTGCCTGCTTTATACACACACAGACTTTCCAATCCTGAAGAGCTTACCACAGACGTCTTCTCAGCTCTTGCCGCTTATTCCTATTCTACTAATACTTATAAAGAGATGGATAAAGTAGTAGACCCTTTGGAATTGGCAAAGGGATGGGTATTGGATTATAGAAAAACTAAAGAGGTATCCAATAAAAAGATTCTTGTAGAAAAACTTGCAGGTAAAGCTATTCCAATTACAAAGCAGGGTGGAACTAATTTTGAGTTTAAACTACAGTCTTTTATGGATTCTCAAGTATATATGAGATACTATGCTGACAGTGATAAGACCCTTAATGTTTTAGGAAGAGAGGTAAAGGCTGGAAAGATAGCTAATAAATGGATGTCTATTAGCTCTACAGTACAGTTAGGATTCAATGCTCTTGCACACCTTGCTAATGCTGCTACAGGTTTGTGTATGCAGAATATAGAGGCTTTTGCGGGGCAATATTTCAGTGCCAATGAATTAAGAAAAGCAGATGGTGCTTATGTGGCAGCTTTGATACCTTTTATGGCAGAATTGGAATCCAAGAATCCTACAAACAAACTGGCTTTATTTGATCAAATGTTTGACATCAAACAAGAGTTTGCTGGTAATATAAAGACCAGAATGAACACACTGTTTGAAAAGTTGTTTGGTAGGTCTATTGCTTTCCTTGGACAAACTTGTGGTGACCACTGGCTATACAATAGAACAGCTATTGCCATGTGTAAAAGAAAGAAAGTCAGACTGAGAAATGGTACTGTAACTACATTATGGGATGCCCTAACTGTAGAGAGCGTAGAAGGTGAGGAAAGAATAAAGAGGCTCACTATAGATGCTGTAGATGCTGAGACAGGAGAGGAGATAGACAATGAGTATATCCGTAAATATAGTGAGAAAATCAATGAAATTAATCACAGACTGTTTGGTGTCTACAATACTGATGACATGGTAGCAGCCCAAAGAGTTGCTATGGGTAGAGCTGTATTGCAATACAGACAGTGGATAGTTCCTATGTTTGCTAGAAGATTTCAAGACAGAAGGTATGTAAAGGCCCTTGATGAGTATGAAGAGGGTTATTATAGAACAGCTCTTACTCTGCTTGCAGGATTGCGTGGAGGCATTGAAGGGCTTAAAAGAACTTGGAATGATTTTGATGAGGGGCAGCAGAGGAATATCTACAGAGCTATAACTGAGATGATACAATTCATGGCAGTTGCTCTAATAGCCAACTTTGTCAACTTTGGAAAAGACGACCCTGATAGAATATGGGCTTTGAAATTAGCTGAATATATGGCACAGCGTGAGTTACACGAGTTAGGAAACTTGACTCCCTCATTTACTATGGGTAAAGAGATTCTAAAAACAATCAAGTCTCCTGCCAGTATTTTGAATACTACTCAGTCTGCCCTCAATTTATGTGAGAGTTTGGTTAATCCTTGGGATTGGAATGACACTATTGAGAGTGGTAAATATGAAGGAATGTCCACATTGCATAAGAATATACTTAAAGCACCTTTCCCAATACTGTCTCCATTCAATCAGTTGGATAGATTTATAAACAACATAGAAGAAACAACTAGATACTATGCTAGGAGTTATTAAAATAAAGGAGGGCTTAAAAACCCTCCTTTATTATTAAACGTTAAACCAAGCAGTGTAGTATGTATTCCTTGTCTTCTTTATTTAGTCTGTCATATATTTCAGGATTGACTCCTGCCTCATCTAACCTGCTTCTTTCTTCACTTGTTAGGAAAGCATAGTTTTTGGTAAACTCTCTTTTTTCAGATGCAACATCTGCGAATACATTATTTCTATCACTACGGAATTCCCTGCTTGCAAAGACCCCTCTGTTTATATCTCTATACAAAGCTGTCATAAATCCTGTATTTCCCAACAACGTTTTTATCATTTCCCAAAGCTCTCTGAAGAAACGCTTGATTACACCCTCTTCTTCAAGTCCTCGAGTATAAGCCTCAAAGTCATCAGCAAGTCTTTCTTCCATAGCTACAGGGTCCAATTCACCATATTTCCTAACTCCAGCCTTCCACAGTTTCTCAATCTCTTCATCAGTCAACAGGAATTGAACTACAGCATGGAAAGCTTCATGATAAGTAGTACCTCTTGCTGCTTGAGTACCTATTTGAATTACGTTACCCATTAATCTTCCAAAGTCCTCACTTCCATCAGAACATTTAATAAGTCCTTTAATTATCTGAAGATGTCTTTCTTTAGAGAATTGAGGCAGCACTTTTCTCAGCCAACGCAACTCTTTTTGTAAATCAAGTACCTCATAGGGTTTACCAGTAGCTTTTTTGTCTCTTACAACATCTGGAAGGTCTTTTATTTCAGCATCTATATCTTCAGCTGATTCTCCGTCATTTCGCATTTCATTAAATAGCTTTAGTGCTTCTCCACCTGCTAATACCTTTCTCTTAGACTCGTCAGAGAGCTTCTCTAAGATTTCACTACCTTCACCAAACTTTTTCACTTGGTCATCAAGACTTTCTTCTCCTTCAACAGGAATAACTATATTTATTCCATTTTCTGCAGCAAGAGCCTCTTGTTTTGCCTTCTCAACAGCTTCCCTATTAATAGACTTCCATAATAAGGTCTGACTGGCCATTGTCATGAGAACAGGTTTATCACTGTCTTTGTTATCATCTACTATATTTGCCAGCTCTACTATAGTCTTGTCTTTTGCTGCCTCTTCAGTTAAGAAGTCTTTCAACTTCCTTCCTTTTGGAAGACTGTCTCTTAACTCTATAAGATTCTTTTCAATAGGCTTTCCAAGTTTTTCCGGCTCCCTATTAATAGGATTCAATTTGGGAAGAAGGCGTTTTACAGACTCAGGCAAATTGGCAATGCCGTAGGTAGGATTTTCTTTTGGATTAAGCTTTATAAGTCTCCCGTCATATTTAGGACTCACATCTACAACATGTCCATTATCCCTAAGTACTCCGTCACCATCTACCTCATATAATGTTTCTGCAAAATTAGTACTGTAGTTGACTCTAAAAGGCATAATCCTTATACCTGATATTTTAATACCATACTTCTTTTCCAAAAACTTTTTATACATAGTCTGTTGTGCAATCCAATGAGTAAGAGTAGCATTAGTTCTCTTATCTGTTTTCAAATTTCCACTATCATCCCAAATATTAGCTTTGTGAGTCTTCATATCCACTATTACATACTCACCTTTTTTCTTGTTATAGAGAAGTAAGTCTATAGTACCGGCAACATGAACACTTGTCTCATTATCAAAGCTTACCATTCCTTCAGCTACAATACCTGAAGAATCAACTTCCCACTCTCCTACAGTTTCTGCTGCATTGATTGCATGAAGCATTCTATGAAGGTCAAGAATGAGATTTACTCCTTCTTTCTCTGATATATTAGGAACTTTTATATTCTTATATATCTCTTTTGCCACCTCAACAGCTGCCTCATACTCCTCTTTATTATTAAAGTCAACACCATATAAGGGGTCATTGTTACCATTGAGTTCAAACAAACTTCTTACAAAAGTATCTACAGCATTTCCAGCTCCAGTACTTGGAATAAAAGCAGGACTGTGGCCAGTGAATCCAGCCTCTTTATTAGCATTGACAATATCAATATCCGCCTCATTCACGTTGCTGACTCTTGCATAAACAGTACCTTGCTCATCGGCATAGTATTCGCCTCTTCTACTATCTTCAACATACTCCTTCTTTTCTTCATCCCATCTTACAAGCTTGTATTTCTTGCTATCCTCTCTCATTTGTTTGAGAGTAGCTTCTACTTCTTTAGTATGGTCTACTTTTGAAGCAGGAGGATTGTTTTCACCAGCAGGCTGTTCTCCTTGAGTTCCTGTTTCTTCAGGGCCTTTTCCTTCTTCAAATACCTTTTCTCCATTAAGTATTCTAGCTAGTGCTTTTTTAATATCATCAAACGTATCTAGTTCTTCAGCCCTTTCTTCCAAAATAGTAACTTGTTCCCTTATAGCTTTCGGCGGGTTTTCTTTAAACCAAATTATAGTAGTGTTTCTTCCTGTTTCAGGAGAGTCATTTACAGCATAGTAAGTAAGACCCTCATGCTCTCCCCAACCAGTTTTAGCATCTCTTAAATCTACTACTTTAGTATTCCATTTTGCAACAGGTAATTCAAGACTATACCCACCCGTAGTGCTAGTTATCTGCACATGCTCATGAAGGTTTTCTGGAGTTACTTTTTCAGAAGTATTCTTTGCCTCTTTATCAAGAACTTCATATACTTGAGGAGCTAGTTTTCTAGCTATTGTTTCAGCAGCTTTACCTT